AACGCTTCCGTGTGCTTGTGTACCAGATCGAGCGTGAAGCAAATGTCATCGCCAAGGAAACTCGTCGTGGTAAGGGTAACATCATCATCACAACCAGTGATGTTGCTTCCGCCCTCGCTATGTCAGGATTCCTCAACTTGACACCATCACCAAATGTTCCCGGTTATGCTGACGACACAGGCAACACCTTTGTCGGTACACTCAACGGTAGCATGAAGGTCTACATCGACCCATATTCTGCTACCTCAGCATACAACTACATCATGGTCGGTTATAAGGGTTCTTCGCCTTATGACGCTGGTATGTTCTACTGCCCATATGTTCCACTACAGATGGTTCGTGCAGTCGGTGAGAACTCATTCCAACCCAAGATCGGTTTCAAGACTCGCTACGGTCTTGTCAACAACCCATTCGTCTCGGGTAACGGCGTCGGTAGCACCGTCCTCAAGAGCGATCCACACAGTTCTGCTGCGGTTCGCTGCAACCAATACTATAGAATCTTCCGTGTTGACCGCCTACATGGTGGTGCCTGATAGGTTCTAGAAACCCAGATGGAGCAGGGAGGGGGAAACCCCTCCCTGTTTCTTTATACATACTCTTATGAGCGACTTACCAAATGTTCCATCCTCAATTGAAGATTCAGTTCGCAGAACTGCGTTGTATCGTCAACCAGAATCAGAGAACCTGCTTTATCCAACACAATTCACATTTTCGATGAACAGACTTCCAAAGATGTCTTACTTTGTCAACAAAGTTTCAGTTCCTGATTTCGGTTTCGAATCTGCATTGGATCAAACAACTCGATTCGTGACAGTGAAACATCCCGGCAGCAAACTGACATTCGGTAATCTTGAAGTTACCTTTCTTCTTGATGAGAATATGGAAACATGGAGGGAAGTTCGCGATTGGATTGAAGCAATATCTGTTCTTGATGATTTTGCAAAGATAGATCCGAACTACAAGGATCACTTCTCGGATGGAACTCTCATGATCCTTTCGAGTGCCAAGAATCCAAATATAGAAATAACATTCAAGAACATGTTTCCCATAAGCATAAGTGGATTCGAATTTGATGCAACCGCAACCGAACTCACTGGTTTCGAATGTAGAGTTGTATTTGCTTTCGATAAGTACGAAGTCAAAAAACTCTGAGAATTATCTTGACACCTTTCTCTTTGCTGTTACACTCTGAGTGTCCACGAAGGAAAGGATAAGACTATAGATCATGAATCTAGAAAGCATAAAGAAAATGGTGGAATCTGATTCCACAATCGACCACACGCAGTTGGACACAGAGTCTCTGCGTCTTCCTCAACTTCACAACAAGTACCTCAATCTTTTCCATGATTGTAAACTAATCACAGAAAGAAAGCGTAATGAATATTATCGTTTACGCAGACTGAAGTGGGAATATTATACAGGAAAACTCGATGACGAAACATTGAATCTTCATGGTTGGGAACCTTTCCAACTAAAGATTCTAAAGCAGGATCTTCCCATCTACATGGAAAGTGATGAAGATTTGATTCGTCTATCCGAGCAACTTACCTACTACAAAGAACTGTGCATTTATCTCGAATCTGTTGTCAAGGAAATTACTTTCAGACACAACAAGATTCGAAACGCCATTGATTGGCAGAAGTTCTTAGGAGGGTCATGACCATACATATTGTGTATGGTCGATTTGATTATAGAACATGTTGATTCAGTCAATATAAAAGTTCGGTGTGAAAGAGGAACTGCGAAGGAACTTTCAGATTTCTTCACATTCAAAGTTCCGGGACACACCTACATGCCTGCATATCGTAATCGAATCTGGGATGGTCAAATCAAACTCTACAATATGTTCAGTCAACTGATCTACTCTGGACTTGAAGATTATGTTATCAAGTTTGCAGAAGATCGTGGTTACAAATACGAAAGAACAAAGAAAGAAGATAACCCCTTTACCGAAGAAAAGGTGAAGGGTTATATCAATGACTTTCTAAAACCATTGATACAAGGAAAGCAAATTCCTGCACATGAGCATCAGATCAAGGCGATCACTCATGCGTTGCAGAAAGATCGTGCCTTGTTGGTTTCTCCTACTGGTTCTGGTAAGAGTATGATCATATATGCTCTTGTTAGATACTATCTTGACAAGATCGATCCAAGTAAGAAGATTCTTATCATTGTTCCAACGACATCTCTCGTCTCGCAGTTGTATTCAGACTTTGCAGAATACTCTGGTGGTAAGTGGGTCAAGAACTGTCATACAGTAATGGCAGGAAAAGAAAAGACACACCCAGACGCCAGAGTAATCATATCGACATGGCAAAGTATCTACAAGCAGTCCTCTGAGTATTTCCAACAGTTTGGTGCAGTCTTCGGCGATGAGTGTCATTTGTTCAAGGCAAAGTCGTTGACAAATATTATGACAAAGTTGACTGATTGTCCCATTCGTATTGGAACTACCGGAACTCTCGATGGAACACTGACTCATAAATTAGTGATCGAGGGTTTGTTTGGTCCTGTATTCAAAGTAACTTCCACAAAGACCTTGATGAAAAGAAAACTTCTTTCTGATCTGAAGATTGATTGCATTCTTCTTCGACACTCTGACTCGAACCGTGAGTCCATGAAACGATCCACATACCAAGAAGAAATCGATTACATCGTGGGCAACGAAGAAAGAAATACATTCATCAACAACTTGACATCGAGTCTCAAAGGGAATACACTGGTGCTGTTTCAGTATGTGGAGAAACATGGAAAGGTTCTCCACGAAATGATGAATGCAAACCTGAAAGACAAACAAGTGTTTTTCATACATGGTGGAACAGATACAGAACAGCGTGAAGAAGTAAGACATATTGCAGAAAAGACGAACGATGCTGTAATCATAGCATCATATGGAACCTTCAGCACTGGTATTTCCATTCGAAGACTACATAATATTGTGTTCGCATCGCCTTCCAAGAGTCGAATTCGCGTTCTACAAAGTATCGGTCGTCAGTTGAGAAAGTCGGAGCATAAAGATGTTGCAAAACTTTACGATATCGCAGATGACCTGTCTTGGAAGAAATACAAAAACCACACGCTTCGTCATTTTGAAGAACGCCTCAAGATATATGAAGGCGAAGGTTTCGAACACAAACCCATTCTCATCAAACTAAAGGAGAGTTCCAATGAGCAACAACAATTTTAGAGTCCTAAAACTTCGAAGTGGGGAAAACATCATGGGCAAACTTGTGGATTCAAACAAGAAAACCATCAAGATTGACAACCCGATGGAAGTCAAACAACTTCACCACATCGACGGGTATGGACGAAAGGTAGAAAGCATTGTTCTCTCCGAATGGTTGAGGTTTACAGAACAAAATGACTTTGCAATACAAAAAGATTTCATTCTTGGGATATTCAATCCGACAAGAGATTTGATTTCGACATATGAAATGCAAAAGGAAAGAAATGATATATCGAAGCAAGATGCAAAGACACCAAATCCTTTCAGTAATCTTGCTTTCTTTTTCCGTTCTCCTACCGGAATGAGTGGACTCGAAGGACTTCTTCGTGGGGTCGAACAGCAGATGAATGAATCTGAAAATCTCCCAGAAGATCATCCTGATTATGATTCTGAAGAATTTATTCAGAACCTAATCAATGGAAAGCATAATGATGAAAGAACAATCGATGAAGAAAGCGATCCAAACTATGGTTCAAATTATTGTGACTGGTCGCCAGATATCAGCGATTACATTTGACATGTCATGAAAGACATGTTATACTTCGTGCAAGGATGTATAGATGAGCGACTCACATTATGTTGATAATAAAAAGTTCTTTGAAGCGATGAAGGAGTGGAAGAAAGAAATTTCTTCCGCCCACGATTCCGGAGATGAAACTCCACCAGTGCCAGAATATATTGGCGAATGTTTTATTCTTATCGCAGAACGACTCTCAATGAGAGCAAACTTTATCAATTACCCATATCGTGATGAGATGATTGGGGATGCTATCGAAAACTGTTTGATGTATGCGAGCAATTTTGATCCCGATAAGTCCAGCAATCCCTTTTCTTATTTCACACAGATCATTTATTACGCCTTTCTTCGAAGAATACAGAAAGAAAAGAAACAGAATTATATCAAGTATCGAATTGTAGAATCAGCAGATCATATGGGTGATATCGCCCGCATTCTTGACCCAGACAAAATGTCTAACAATCCTTATGCAGAATTCTTCAATCTTACCGATAATGATATAACAAACTTTACTCCAAAAGAGAAGTCTAAGAAGTCCAAGACTCCTCGAAAGAAAAGCGATGGAGATGACGAATGCAAATCGCTATTTTGACAGACACCCATTTCGGTGCAAGAAACGATTCCCAACAGTTTCTAGACTACTTTCTAGAATTCATCGAAAACCAGTTCATACCAGAGTGTAAAGAAAGAAATATCAAACACATTCTTCACTTGGGCGATCTCATGGATCGTCGCAAGTTTGTCAATTATAATACACTCAATCAGGTGCGTGAGCGGTTTCTAAGACGACTACAAGAAGAAGACATCAAGATGTGGTGTCTCATCGGAAACCACGACACCTATTATAAGAATACGAATAACATCAATTCATTGAATGAATTGTTCAGTGATCGGTTTACTTGTTTTGTTACCATTGACAAACCGCAAGTCTTAGATATCTTTGGTGGTTTGAAAATTGGTATGGTTCCTTGGATAAACAGAGAGAACGAAGCAGAATGTATGGAATTTATCCATCATTGTGACGCTGACATTCTCTGTGGACACTTTGAACTCAATGGGTATGAAGTTCTTCGTGGCGTCAAATTCGACGGAGGAATGGATCCAAAATGTCTGAATAAATTTGACAAAGTTCTCTCTGGTCATTTTCACCAGATGCAAAAGAAGAACAATGTCCACTATCTTGGAACACCGTATCAAATTACATTCAGTGATCTCCGAGAATCAAAGGGATTCTATATACTTGATACTGAAACTCAAGACATGGAGTTCATCGAAAATGAACGAAAGATGTTCTTGTCTATTGATTACAACGAGAACACCTTTGGAGATTTGACAGACCTTTCACAGTTCGAAGGTAAATACATCAAACTCTTTGTTCAAGAGAAGAAGAGTCAAACAAAGTTTGACACATTCATTGAAAACTTATACGAAGCAAAGGTCGGAAGTCTTACGATAATCGAAGAAGACCTACAGGTCAATGTAGATCAAGAAGTCGCCGACATGTCTTTGGATACACTTTCCTTGATTTACAAGGAAGCAGAGGATTTCTATTCATCAATCGAGGGGATTGATGTCAATAAACT